AAAGAAGTTAAGAGATATAATAAGGAACTTGTTGAAAAGAAACGTGCTTTTGGAGAATTAGGACATCCAGAAGGGCCAACAGTTAATTTGGACAGGGTTTCTCATTTAATCGAAGAACTTTATCCCGAAGGTCATAATATCATTGGGAAAGCAAAGATTCTTGACACACCAAATGGTAAAATTGTTAAGGAACTTTTAAATGCAGGTGCGAAACTTGGAGTCTCTAGTAGAGGAATGGGAACACTTGAAAAGAGGGGTCAAACTAATGTAGTTAAAGACGATTTTTATCTTGCAACAGCAGGAGACATCGTTGCTGATCCGTCTGCACCAGAAGCGTTTGTGGAAGGAATTATGGAAGGAAAAGAGTGGGTTTGGGATAATGGATTACTTAGGGAATCCGAAGTTGCCCGTATTCATAGAGTTGCTTCCGAAAATCGAAAGCTTGAAGCTTTTGAAATGTTTCTTTCAAAACTCTAATTTTATAAATATAATTAATCAAAACTTTACAAGGAGACTTAAAATGTCTGAAGAAACTAAAGAAATGGATGAATTGGAAGAAGCAGATGCCAAAATAGACGATCATGGGCCTGCTATTGTAGAACCAAACCAAAAACCCACAAAGAAAGCGGGAGATGGTGTGAAGTCACAAGCCAAAGATCCAGACACTAAAGGTTCTGCAACAGTTAAAGCAGAATCCAAAAAAGTCAAAGAAGATGACGAAGAAGAACCTGAGTCTGATGAAGATGAAGATGAAGGTGAGGAAGAAGAAGAGCAAACTAAAAAGGAAGCTCGTGAAATTCCTAAATTAAAATCAGAAATTCTTGCTGGTCTAGTTGATCACCTAAAAGGTCTTAAAAAAGAAGATCTTTCTAAAATCTATGGTTCACAAGTCATAGGTGAAGAAGAAGGTGATGATGATGAAGATGAGGAAGAAGAAGATCCAGAAGAATCAAAGAAAGTTAAAGAGTCCATTGACCAAAAAATCGAAGATTTAGATGTTTCAGGAGATGTTGAAGCATTGGTTGACGGAGAAGAACTTTCCGAAGAATTCAAGACAAAAGCTGCAACTATTTTTGAAACTGCAATTAAGTCAAAAGTTCGTTCTGAATTAGAAAAAATACAGGAGGAAAACGACAAGCAGATGGAAGAACTTGCAGAAACCTCAATGACTTCTATGGTTGAGAAAGTCGATGACTATCTTAACTATGTTGTTGAACAATGGATGTCTGAAAACGAACTTGCTATTGAGCGTGGACTCAAAGGTGAGATTGCAGAAGATTTTATAAGTGGTCTAAAAGGACTATTTGAAGATCACTACATTGATGTTCCAGATGAGAAGTATGACATTCTGGAAGCCAATTTGACTAAGATAGAAGAATTGGAAGATAAACTAAACAAACAGATGGAAGAAAATGTCCAGTTGAAAAAACAGAAAGGTGAACTTGTCAAAGAGTCCATGATTTCTGATGTTGCTGATGGGATGACTGATACTGAAACTGAGAAGTTCCAAAGTCTGGTTGATGATGTTGAGTTTTCTGATGAAGATTCTTACAAAGAGAAACTTCAAACGATTAAGGAAAGCTATTTTGGAACTGGAAAAGTAGAAGCAAAGGAAACTGAGGTTCTTACAGAAGAAGGTTCACAAGAAGTTCAAGAAGTATCTGGACAGATGGCACAGTATATGAAAGCCATAAAGAAAGATTATTCAAGAGCAAAAAAATAATATCTGAAAACTTTAAAGGAGAAATTTATGTTTAATTCAGAGCAACTCCAAGAGAAGTGGCAACCAGTATTGAATCATCCCGATTTACCGGCGATTAACGATTCTTACAAACGTGCGGTTACCGCTGTTATCTTGGAAAACCAAGAAAAAGAACTTAAAGAGTCACGACAGTTTTTGTCTGAGGCAGAAATGTCCACAGCAGATACAGTCGCAAACTGGGATCCAGTTTTAATCTCTTTGGTTCGTAGGTCTATGCCTAACTTAATGGCATATGATATTTGTGGTGTTCAACCTATGAGTGGCCCCACAGGACTTATTTTTGCAATGAAAGCAAGAATGGGTGAAGGTGCAACTAGTGTTGACGAAGCACTTTTTGATGAAGCTGATACTGCTGATTCAAACGTAACACTAACTGGATCACAAGCTGGTGCAGAGCCTGGTGTTCTTAACGATTCTGGTGCAACTGCATCAGTAACCACAGATGCAGCTATTCCTGACATTTGGGGTGTAAACACCGCTGGTGATTACAACGTAAAAGGTGCAGATTTAACAGCTACTGGTGAAACTTATGGTTCATCTGGTGTTGCATTTCAAGACATGGGATTTACCATTGAAAAAGCAACTGTTACTGCAAGGACACGTGCCCTGCGTGCAGCTTACACAATGGAACTTGCACAAGACTTAAAAGCAATTCATGGTCTTGATGCAGAATCCGAATTGTCAAACATTCTTAGCACAGAGATTCTTGCTGAGATCAATCGTGAGGTAGTTCGTACTATCTACATTACAGCTAAAGAAGGATGTCAAACATCTGCTGATGCTGGTATCTTCAACTTAGACACAGACTCAAATGGTCGTTGGTCAGTTGAAAAATTCAAAGGTCTGTTATTCCAAATCGAGCGTGATTGTAACGATATTGGAATCCTGACTCGTAGAGGAAAAGGAAACATTCTAGTTTGTTCCGCTGATGTTGCATCTGCCCTTTCAATGGCTGGTGTTCTTGACATTGGTGGAGGACAAGGAGCTGGAAACTTAAATGTTGATCCTAGTCCAGAAGGAAGTACTTTTGCAGGAACACTTGGTGGAAGAATTAAGGTCTATGTTGATCCTTATAATTCCGTTGTAAGTGCAAGTGCTGCTAATAACTGGTATGTTGCTGGTTATCGTGGTTCTAATGCTTACGATGCAGGTCTGTTCTATTGCCCATACGTTCCGTTACAAATGGTTCGTGCGGTTTCGGAAGAAACTTTCCAACCACGAATTGCATTCAAGACACGTTATGGAATGGCAGTTAATCCGATGTCAGAGACATCAGCTGCAATTTCAAGTGCGTCACAACCTTTCTCAGCGTCTAGTAACACCTACTACCGCAGAGTTCGTGTAAGTAACTTGATGTAATCATCAAAATCTAGAGGGGAATCGTTATTTCCCCTCTATCCCCTTTATAATAAATCAACCTAAACAGAGAAATTTTTATGTTAGAGCAAATCTCAGGGTGGATTAAACAAGTAACAAACATAGGATTAGGGCTTATTGCTCTAGGTGTTGTTCTCCAAATTTTATTTGGAGCTGCAGTTCCATTCTTAGGTTTGGATGTAGTTGGTTCAGTCGTAACACTTGTAAAAGCGTTAGGATCTGAAGGACTAGTCGGTTTAGTCGCCATATGGGTACTTTGGGGAATATATTCAAAACCCTAATTTATTAATATAGGGGGGGATGGATTCTCCCCTATTTCCTTCCTTATAAATACTAGTGTAACAATTTTAATATAAAACAATGGCAGACACTAGTCA